ACAAAATATAAAAAATTATGATGATCGTATTATTTTAATTGATAGTGCTATTACAGATTATGATGGTGAAATATCTTTCTATCCAATTGATCAAAATAAAACTATTACATCATGGAAAGATGGCAATCCCGGCGCATCATCAATTTTCAAAAATAATGGTACTTATATTTATGAGAAATATGTTCAATATGAAATATCTGTATCATGTTATCGATTAGATACAATTATGAAAAAATATAATATACCAATAGTTGATATAATATGGATGGATTTACAAGGTGCTGAATTATTAGCATTAAAAGGATTGGGAAAATACTTAGAAAATGTAAAATATATACATACAGCAGTGTCACATAAAGAATTATATTTTGGACAAGTCATGTATGATGAACTAAATAATTTTATTACTTCCAATAACTTTATTCTTAAAAATAAATTAAGTATGTCTGGATGGCAAGAAGATGCCATTTATTATAAAGCAATTGATGAAAAAAATGATTCGCAAAGCAAAGAGATGTTTGATATTGTGATATGTCTAGGTGCAAAAGATAAAGATATTATTAATGAACAAATTAAATATACAAAAAAAAATGTTATTGGATATAGAAATATATATATTATATCATATGATCCTCATTTAAATATTGAAGGATGTATTACTATAAATGAAAATATATTTCCATTTTCAATGAAAACTGTTAATAATTTTCATGGTGTTTCTAATAGAAATGGTTGGTATTTACAACAACTTTTCAAATTGTATTCTGGACTTATAATACCTGATATATTGGATAAATATCTAGTAATAGACTCTGATACTTTTTTCATTAAACCTGTCAAATTTATAGAGAATGATAAATGTTTGTATAATTATGGGTTTGAATATAATTTTCCATATTTCTCTCATATGAAATGCTTATATTCTAATTTTACAAAAGTGTTTCAGGATAAATCGGGTATATGTCATCATATGATTTTTGAAACCAAATATATAAAAGAATTATTTAAAATCGTTGAAACAAATCATAACGATTTATTCTATAATGTTTTTTTAAAATCGGTGAATTTAAATTACACTTCTGGGGCTTCTGAATATGAAATATATTTTAATTATATTTTCAAATATCATACTGATAGTGTAAAAATAAGAAAACTGAAATGGATTAATACAGATATTCTAGATACTAATAGTGATAACGATTATATTTCTTATCATTGGTGGATGCGAAAACAATGATTATATATTATTAAGTAAAAAATGATTATATAATTATCTTTTTAAAATAAATATGAAAAGCTTAATAATTGTTGAAAGCTTTACAAAAACGAAAACAATTAAAAAGTATATAAACGACGATAGTTATAGTGTAACATTTTCAGGAGGGCATATTTATAATTTACCAAAGGAAACATTGGGTTTTAACACAGATACATGGAAAATAGAATATATTAAAACCAATCCCAAGATTATAAGTAATATTCGCGAACAAGTAAGAAAAGCTGATATTATTTATCTAGCTGCTGACCCAGATTTAGAAGGTGAGGCGATTGCTCATAATGTTAAACATGCCATTAAAGATCTTATTAAAGATAAAAAATGTCATAGAATTACATTTAATGAAATTACGCCAGATGCCGTTAAGTATGCAATTAGTAACCCTAGAAATATTGATATGAATACTGTACATGCACAAGAAACAAGAAGAATAGTTGATAGATTAATTGGATATAAAGTATCACCAGTATTATGGTCAAAATTTAATAAAAATTATTTAAGTGCGGGTAGAGTTCAAATAGCGGGATTAATAATATGCATAAATCAGAGAAATCTAATTAATTCAAAGGAAATTAACAAATATTGGAAAATAGATGCTAAATTTTTAATTGATAAAACATCAAAGAAAAATAATATTATTGGTACTCTACAACAAAATAATATTGATTATAAGTCTTATGATATAAATGAGGTGAAAGGTATTATTAATAACTTAGAAATAAAATCCAAATGGAACTCTTCATATGACATAAAGACTAGAAATGTTTTTCCACAAGCCCCATATACAACAACCAGTATGCAGCAAGATAGTTATAATAAGTATAAATTTAGTGCTAAACATACAATGAAAATAGCACAAGATTTATATGAAAATGGAATGATTACTTATTTGCGTACAGATTCAACAAATATATCAGAAGATGCAAAAAAAAAATTACTTAGCTATATTAAGAATACATATACGGAAAATTATGCAAAATATAGAACATTTAAAACAAAGGTAAGTAATGCACAAGAGGCCCATGAAGCGATACGTATTACGAATCCTAATTTAGAAATATGTAATTTTGAAGGATGTAATAGTTGTCATAACAAACTATATGATATGATAAGAAAAAGAACACTGGCGTCTTTGATGTCAGACGCTGAATATTCCGATATTGTAATTCAAATTAGTAATGGTACACATATATTTAAATCAATTAAAAGTTATATGACATTTGACGGGTTTAATATTGTGTATAATAATAAAATTGAGTCGTATAATGAATTCTTGAAATTATTTAAGCCTTATTGCTATTTATATGAAATTAATTCAATAGGTAATATTGATGATATACCATCTATGTATAATGAAGTTCAATTAATTAAACAACTAGAAAAACAAGGTATAGGAAGACCATCTACTTATGCTACAATAATTGATAAATTAATTGAAAAGAAATATGTTGAATTAGGGCAAAATCCACAACAAGATTATAGTTTAGAAAATTTGCAAAAAAAAGATAAGGAAATCATAATTAATAATAAAATTATTAATCTAGGTGGTAAACAAAGGGATTTGCTAATTCCCACTGACTTAGGGAATGATGTAATTAAATATATATATGAAATAATGCCATATTTATGTGATTTAAAGTTCACGTCAAATATGGAAAATGATTTAGATGATATAATAAATGCTAAAAATAGTAAAAATGTTATATTAAAAAGTTTATATGGAAAAATATCGGCTTCTTTAAATACTTTAATTTTAGAACCTGTTAAAAAACAAGTTTGTGAATATAAAACAGGTATTATTTCAACAAGATATGGATATTGTTATTACAATAAGGAAAGGAATTCTTATACAAATATAGAATCTTATTTAAAATGGAAAAAAATAAAGGCCGAACAACTAAATAGTAATGAAATAAGTTTTCTCGCCTCTTTGCCCAAAAAAGTTAAATATAATGATAATGACTATTATCTTAATATTGGTAAGTTTGGACTATATTTAAAAGATCTAAATAATAAAAATATTAAATTAGAAAAAAAATTATGGAATAGTTATATTGCTTAGTCGTATGGCGACAAACCTTTCTTGCCATTATTGTACCAAGATTTTATATATTCGTTACTAAAATCCGGATGTTCTATATTAATGTGGTAATCTATATCAATACAATTTGGAATATTTTTTTTACATCTAGAACAATACCAAACCTTTGGTTCTTCGTACATTTTTATTTTATATATTTATTTTTTTTCTTTATCTTTATGCATTTTACTTAAATTTTTATTTAAATAATGAAGTTCGTATGCAATATTTGACATTGATGTCGCAACACTCAATCCATTTTCATCCATGAAGAAATTTTTTAATAGATTATAAAGATTTTCGTCTTCACAACCATCTTCATCATCATCTTCATCTTCATCATCATCATCATCGGAATCATCGGAATCATCGGAATCATCGGAATCATCGGAATCTTCTTCGTCGATATTAATATTATTAACATCAATTTCGTCATCGTCGGAATCACTACTCGTATTAGTTGTTTCGTCATCATTGATATCTTTATTTAAAGCAATATCTTCATCATTAACATTTTCACTTGCTTCTTTTACTACACATTTTACCTTTTTCTTTTTTTTAGGAACATTCATTTCATCTAATTTGCTCATACTGTTAATAAATGACATAAAGTCTACGGTATCAAGTTTGTCTTTTCCCATTGTTTATGAATATAATATTCACAATAGTTCTTATATCTTTTTTTTAATATTAATTATTAAGAGAATAACATAAAAATGTATGAGATATATCTATATGTAATAGGCTTCATAATTGGCATATTTTTATTAATGTCATTATTAAATTTTAATTTTACTAAATATAATGAAAAAGAAGAAGTGAGTAGCTTAGAGAATGAAGATGAAGAAGATAATTCAGATAAGCTTTTAATAATTGAGGATTTTGAAGATGATGTCCAAGAATATGATAACGAAGATGAAATAAATTATGTTAATTGTAATGCAAATATAATTAACAATTTTAAAATAGATAGGCTATTAAATAAACATTATTTGGTTACATTAATATCGTCATATAACGAGGATAATTATGATAAGTTTAAAAAAATATGGAATTTGGATAATAAAAACGCCGTACATAGCAAAGATGGTAATGTAAAGTTGGATAATAACCCCGAATATATTAAGTTTCCTTTAAAACCAGAAATAGGTGGTTTTAATATTACAAATATTACAATAGAAATAATACCCAATTATATCCAAAATGAATTAGGTATGAAATGGAAATATACAGATAAGGTACCAAATGATTTCATAGAAATTGAAAATGAAGAGTCAAACAAAATTAATGACGATACAAACAAATATAAAAGATTACATAACTCCATATCATCTGGTAAAACGAATTTTACAAAAAAAGAAGTTGAGACCTTCCCAAAAATATTACACAATAGTTATATAGAAATAAATAAAAAAAAATACATACCAATTATTGATAATTTAGATATATTAAAAAATATATCATTTTTGTTCACAATTAAATTGAATAGTATTGAAGGTGATATGGGTCAATTATTATACTTGGGTAATTCAGATAGTGGCAATTTAATATCAATAAATATTATTAATTCTAACAATATAAATGTTAACAAGATAGATAAAGAGTGTAAAGAAGATGTTAATTGTAAAAAAATAATAGAAAATATACAAAATAGTATTAATATACATAATAATTATTATGAAAATAATAGTATTTCCAATAGTCAATTTCAAAAATACTTGGCCAAGAAATGTGACGGTGATCTGTTTGCGCAAGAAGAATATGTTATAGACAAAAAAATGTGCGAACATATAAAAAACACTTATAATGATGAAATTGTTTTTTATAACCAGCTATATGTTAAAAAAAAATATACTGTACAAATAAAAATAAATACATATACATATAATATTTACGATGTTAGCGAGGATATTTTCAATAGCGAACACACTTTTATGGCATTATTAATTGACAATAATGATATAACATTTTATATTAACGAAATGAAATCCTTATTTAAAAAGAAAGATGATGAAGAATTGAGACCATTATATCCTTATGTAATAAATAATGATAAGAATTGTAATATAATATTATATAGTTTTGCTATATTCAACAATACAATATGTGAAGCAGATATATATGCGTATAAATTATATAATAATTATTATTTATATGGTATTGATAATGATAATTAATATATAAAAATAGGGTTAGATTAATAAATAAATATGTTAAAAGCGGCGATATATATATTAACTCAAAATACTATTGAAAGAAGGGTATATCTAAAAACAAGCTTATATTTTTTATTTAAAAATTTCAATGCCAAATATAAATATCCTATTATTATTTTACATGAAGGGGATTATGATAATGAATCGCAAAGAGAAATAATATTAAGTATACGCGGTGACTGTCAGCGTCTTATAAAGTTCCAAGAATTGGATAATGAGGATTTTAAGATACCTAATCATATTGATAAAAATAAATTAAAAAGATGTATTGATATAAAACCAGTTCCTTATTGGAGAAATATAAAATATAGAATTATGTGTAATTTTTGGGTAAAACATTTTTTCAAATATTGCAAAGAATATGATTATGTTATGAGATTGGATGACGATAGTATAATAGAAGAACCTATAAACCAAGATATTTTTAATTTGATGAAGGAAAAGGATTTCAATTATATGTCAAATATTTTACATATAGATTGTAGTATTTGTAATTACGGGATGAAGGAGTTTTTTGAAACGATATATCCAAATAAAAAAGAAAAACTAAAAGAATTGTTTATGGAACATAAATTAGATAACAGCAGTAAATATTTTAATAAATTTAAAGAATTATATGAAAATATACATGGCGAAGAATATAAAAATACTACTGTTGATATGCATATGCCATTGATGTATTATAATAACTTTTGTGTTACAAAACCTAGTTTATGGAATACTAATGAAATAAAAAATATAGTGAATGAAATTGATAAAAAGGGCTATATATTTTATTATAGATGGGGTGATGCTCCATTACATACTTTAATTATGACTTTGTATGATAATAAAAAACTTGCTAAATTATCATTTAAATACAGTAAACGCTTGCAACGCGAAGCTTTTAAAGATGACGAGGGTAATTTACATAGTTTTATGCCATCATCTTATGATAATAATAGTTGTATAAGTAAAAAATAATTATCTTAAATATTTGATAATAATCTCCATTTGCTTATAATCAATATCTCTATTTTTCACCATAATGCCAAAACATTTGTTTCTATAAAATATTATATCTCTATGTGTAATATCGTTTATAAAATTAGTTATAGACTGCTCATCTTTATTGAAAAAAGGAACCTCGTAAAAATGCTTTGAATCAACTTGTGACGGTTCAATATTTTTATATTCTCTAATAAATATTCCAAGTGATACATCATCTATAATATCTCGCCGTATAATATTATCATTATTTATAATGTCATTTATAGCTTCCTTTGTAAATATTATTGATGTCCCTGATGCAAATATTGTACCATACCATGTAGAATCATTAATACCTCCACCATTCCATTGTAAATCAACCAGTTTTCCAGAACCATAATAATTGATTGGATTTATGCTCAAATAGTTTATTAATTTATCAAAATCTATTATTGTACTAATATTACTTCTAATAAGATAATCATAATGAATATCATTTAAATATTTAAATGCTAATAATGTTTTGTCTAAAATACCCGGTATAGACGTTTCCTTTCCATCAATAAATAATATATTGTCCTGGATATGGTAATCGGTATTATATATTTTTTTAACATTTTCATTATATTTAACAAAATAAGTAGTAACTTCGTTATTAAACTTTTTATAATAATTGCTTAATAATTTTTGCATATTTTCATACGCGTTATTATCAATTCTTTCGCTATATTTAGAGTTAGAATATATGATTATATGTAAAATTTTCATTTATAATTATATTAATTGCGAGTTATATATTTATATATTATCTATATCTATATTATCGTCACTATCGCTATTTTTATCATTAATATTTAAAAATCCGATACTTTTATATGTTTCATTGTCGCTCGCATCAGAACCTGATTCACTGAAATTGATATAAGTTTCTTTATTATTTAAAGATGTATTTGTGGTATTATAATATTCGTTTTTTAATACATTTGAAAAGTGGACGCTATTTAATATTTCAGAATATTTATCAGATGATATTTTGTGAACAATATCTACTTTATTAGTTTGATATTCGCGTTTTGATATAACGACAATATCTCCTTTATCAATTAATACGCGTTTATTGAATTTGCGCATATTCCCGCGAATAATACCCATAACCTCATCGCCGCTATTGCAAATTAAATTTACGCGACAATTGCCCAATAATTTTTTAACAAGACCATATTCTTCGCATTCAAAATTTATATCATAGTTGGTGTTTTTACTAGTATTAAAATTTTTTTTCTTTTTTCTAATTGATGTTTGATACATATTAATTATAATATATAAATCAAGCTTTATACTATTTAATGTGATATATAAGAATATTAAATATATATTTAATATAAATGGATGATCGCGATATAACTGAACATAAATTTTTAAATGATTCATGGGCATTATACTTTCACGATCCTTATGATATTGAATGGGATAATAAAAGTTACAAAATGATAGGACAAATATCAACAGTTGATGAATATATATATTATTTTAAGTCATTTAGTGATTTATTTAAAAAAGGTATGTTCTTTATAATGCGATTAGATATTATGCCCCAATATGAAGATGAACTTAATGTAAAAGGAGGGTGTTTTTCATTTAAAATTTATCCAGAGGATTTGGAAAAAAGATTTTTTAGTTTATGTGCTAATACATTGGGTGAGAATATTGGTAAAAACGAAGAATATATAAATAATATAAATGGTATTTCAATAAGTCCAAAGAAGTTTTATTACATTGCGCGAATATGGATACGTGATAATAAATATGCAAAAAAAGATTTATATAATTTTGATATTCCAAAATATTCCTCTTTAATGTATAAAAATCATATATAAGATTATCATATTAATAATTTTTATAAGATGTTATATTCTTTACTTTATAAATTATATTGTATTTTTAAAACTTTCTTCATTTATGTTACAATGCCAATAAGGCTATTCTTAATATATTTTGTATTTCTTATCTGCATATATATACTACATTCTCTTAAAAAAGAAGGTGATATTACATTTTGTGTATTGGTCATGGGCCAAATTATGTTATATATATTATCAATGAATGTAAATATATCCAATGAAGATTATATCAAATATATGAATTATTTATATAGTGATGAAAAATACATTTGTGTATTTACTCACACTACATTGGTAGACGCAATCGTTTTATTTGGTACATTACCTCGTTGTGGGCCGGTTATGAATAAACAAAATGAACTAAAATATGTATTATATGACGAAAGTATTAGCAATAAGTTAGGTGGTATTTTATTAGATAGGTCTAAAATGGGAGGTACAACAAAATTAATTAAAGAAAAAGTTGATAATAGGAAATGTGGTGATTTTCCATTATATATAGCACCGTGTTGTGGTAAACCCCCTGAAAATCCTGGGAATATATCAGAATTTGAAAGAAAAGGAGCATTTGTAAATAAAACTAAAATATTACCAATTATAATTAAATATCAAGACGAAACACTTAATTATAATGAAGATTATGGCGAATCAATGATTCATTGTTATCTAAAAATATTTTTGGTTGAAAATTATAAAATTACAATAAAAGTTGGCGATATGATAGATCCCGATGAAAAAGAGTCAATTGATGAGTATAGAGATAGAGTATATGATATAATGAATAAAGAGTATAAAGAAATGAAAATCTAGATAAATACGAAAAAAATTTATGGTAAATGTATTACATTATATTTTGATACCTTTTAAGATTATTTTATTTGTAATATTAATAATACTCGGTATTTGTCTTTTAAAAAATACTAATAGTGACTGTAATATAGCTACTTTGATAATTGTATTTTTTAAATTTGTCGTACATTATTTAATGTCTTTTAATATTGAAATATCTGATGATGATTATAATAAGTATATGAGATATCTTTATAGCGACGAAAAGTATTTGTGTATATTCAATCACATATCAACAGTAGATGGATTTGTGTTACTTAGTACTTTTCCTAATTTGGGATTTGTTTTAAATAAACATAACTTTTATGATTATATATCTTATGATGATTTAACAAATAAAAAAATAGGAGGTATATTTGTTAATATGAATAAAAAAACTAATGTTGCTAGTAAAATTGAAAAAAAAGTTAGTAATAGAAAAAACGGAGATAACATTTTATTCATATCGCCGTCAGAAGCTAATTTACCAAAAGAAATGGAAAATATTGGATATTTTACAAGAAAAGGAGCATTTATTAGTAAACCAAAAATATTACCAATATTGATAAAATTACCTGATAATTCCATAATTTATGATTTTTATAATGAAACAGTATTAAAAAGTTTTTTTAAATTATTTTTATTTGAAAATTATAAAATTAAAATAAAAGTATGTGATATGATAAAAGCAAATGAAAATGAAGGCATGGAAGAATACCGGGATAGGGTTTATGTAATAATGAATCAACTGTATAAAGAAATGTGATATAATAATAATTAATGAAGGACGTTGGAATAATATTAGCATCTACTACAAATGGTGGTATTGGATATCAAAATACATTACCATGGGATATACCAGAAGAATTGAAACATTTTAGAAAGATTACTACGACAGTTAATAACAATGCTAAGAGAAACTGTATTATAATGGGTAAAAATACATGGTATTCCATACCTAACGCACCATTGAAAAAACGGGTAAATATTATTATTACCAGTAATGAATATGAAAAAATGAAAAAAGAAGCTGATAATGGGGACGATATAATCGTTGTTGATTGTATTGAAACAGCAATTAATCATTTAAATAGGAATGATGATATAGAATCGGGTTTTATTATAGGTGGTGCTTTATTATATAATGAATGTCTTAACAAGCATCTAGATAAGATCAAATACGCATATATGACACTTGTATATGATAAAAAATACGAATGTGATAGATTTATTGATACGAGCTTAATATATGATAATTTCAGTATTGAAAAACAGGATATTGTTGTAAATGATAAATATTTATCAATTAAATGTGTAAATAAAAATTACCCCGTGATTATAGATGAACCACCTGATTAAATAAGTAATAGACAAAGCAACTGTTCTATATATATAGGTTCCTTGCATTTATTAGTTTGCGATAGCATATAGTCTATATTTTCCCCAATACTTATTATTTCTTTTTTTAAATTATTTTTATACAGCTTATGATTTTTTTTTGTTATTTTAGGATATTTAATCTTTAATAAGTATTCTCCTTCTTCATCAACTAATTTAATAAAATCATGAATTATTTTTGATATATTAATATTATATTGACAACATTTATACGAAAGGTTCCTGATATCGTCAATATTTTTAGCATTAAAAGTTTTTATAAAATCAACAAATGGCGGGTAATTGTAATTTATAAATGAATTTGTTATCAAATCTTTATTTGGCAGACTTTCATTATCTGTAATAAATATACATTTTACGATATCCCTTGTTTCATTTGAAGCCAAATATTCATTTACAGACATATCTAGATAATTGATATATATGTCATTTATTTCTGCAAAAGTAAATAATGGTATTCTAAATAAGCTATATCTACTGCGTATTGGCGTTTCAATTTTTGATATATGATGTGTCGTTGATATAAATGTTATGTTATTGGAAAATCTTTCTAATAATATGCGGAATTCGTAATAATTCTTATATAATAAATCGATATGTTTTAATATAATTAAATGTTTGCCCAAACTAATATTTTTAGTATTAACAATATGAAGTAAAAATTTTGTTAATTTATCTATATTCTTGATATTATCAGGATTCATTAAATCTATTTCTATAAAATCTTGATTTTCGTAATAATATATTGATTTATCCCATATATGAGCTGATCTATAAAAATTGTTTTTTTTGAATTTTTCAATCAATATTATATCTATAATTAAATCAATTGGAAACCCATAAGCACAATATAATAATATATTATTTGGTGATAATAAAATATTTCTAACAATATCATTATATATTTTTTTATTTCTTATAATTTCAGGAAATTTTTCTTGCAATTTTTCCCATGCGCTTTTAATCATATAAATATTACCGTCATTATATAATTATATAATTATTAGTTTATATGAACATTTACGGTGACTGGTTTAATAGAGATATTAAAGTAAATAATTATCCTTTCAACAATATCATAATTGATAATTTTTTAGATGACGAATATTATAATAAAATTGTCAATAGTTTACCAGATAATATTACTGATGATTTTTGGAAATATTATAATCCTATCGAAGTAAAATATGTATTAGATAAAAAAGATAAAATTAGTACTGAAATTAATAACTTAATTAGTCATTTATCAGTTGATACTTTTGTTAATAAACTACGTCATATTTTCAATATTAATGATATTGAAGTGGATGATACATTACATGGTTCTGGTATACATTTTCATCCCAGGTACGGGAGATTAAATATGCATTTAGATTATGAAAAACATCCTATATTGGAGAATAGGCAAAGACGGCTCAATATCATATATTATTTAAATAATGAATGGAAAGAAGAATGGAATGGTGCGACGGAATTATGGAATGCTGATATGACAGAATGTGTATCTAAATGTTATCCGAGTAAAAACAAGGCTATTATATTTGAAACATCTGAGATGAGTTGGCATGGAGTGCCGGAAATTATAAAATGTCCAGAAGGCATGTATAGAAAAACGCTAGCATTATATTATATATCTCCATTAAAATCAAATCCGGTTAAAAATAAATTGGGTGCCGGCGAAGACGGTTATAGGAAAAAAGCAGTATTTGTTAAAAGACCACAAGACAATTATGACGAAAGAATGGAGAAACTTTATAAAATTAGACCATATAGAAGAATTATAGAAAATGATATGGCCGAAATATGGCCAGAATGGACTATATATTCATAATATAAAGAATAAGGTATCATAATAATTTAAATAATGTATATAGAAATTTTTGAATTAGATAGATGTAATTTATCTAATTATGCGCGTGAAGATATTAAGAGTATATACAAGAAAATAGCATTAGAATGCCACCCAGATAAACTTTGTAATATTAAAGATGAAAATATTAAAAATACTAAAATAGAAAAATTTAAAAACGCAAGTATTGCATATAAAAAAGCATTAGAAGACTTTGATAATTATGGGTATTTAACAAATGATTTTAATAATTTTGAATATAATTTTGATGACCTGGGTAAAGATTTTGATACGTACAAAGATACGGATTGCAAATTTTGGAATGATATATATGATGAATTCTTTTCTAATAAGGATGATATTGAAAAAACTTTTATTGATGTGGCTAAAATGTTTTTTAATAAAGGCATTAGAAATAGAAAATATTATAATCCTTCGACATCTATAATTAAACACAGTATAGTTTTACCAATATCATATTACGATTTAATAAATACTAAAAAAAAAAAATTACAAATTATATTAAAAGGCGTAAATGAACCATTTAATATAAGTATATTATGTAAAAAAGAGTATCCTTGTTTGACTCGCCAGTATATCGACGACGATGGGATAGAGCACGAAATAGAGATTAAAATGATATTATCTAAAAATAGCCCAGAAAAATCTAAATATAAACACGTTTTCAATAATGATGGTACGATTGATTTAATTACTACTACTAATATTAATTTATATGAATATTTATCAGGAACAACAAAAGTTATAAATTATATTGATGGAAATTACATAAATATTGAAATACAGCCATTAAAATTAAATAACATAATATTGGAAAATAAAGGCTTATTGGGTGGCAATATGATTGTCAATATCAAGTATGTAAATATTGAACAACTAGATTGGGATAAATTAAGCAATGAAAATAAAACAGAATTATTAAATATTTTGAAAAAGATATTTTTTTAATATAATATAATAAAAATTGATATAAGAACATATTACATTTATTATATGTAAATGGGTGCAAGGATCTAATAATTTAGTTTACATTGTTTACCTTTATTATGAAAGGTTAGTATTCTGTATAGGATACACACAGCAATTCTCAACTATTATGAAAATAATCTATCTTCGGAAAGGTTAGTATTCTGTATAGGATACACACAGCAATTCTCAACTATTATGAAAATAATCTATCTTCGGAAAGGTTAGTATTCTGTATAGGATACACACAGCAATTCTCAAAAAAAATATTATATATTATTTGTGTATTATGTTATTTTTTTTATTCTAATTTATATTTAGACACATGTGATTATGTGCTATTGTTGCAATATTCAATATCGTTATTCAATTTTTATTTAAAAAGATATTATATATATCATATTTATAATGAATAATAAAAACTCAGAAGTTTGCGACGACGAATTGTCATCTATAAAATTATGGCACTCAATTAAAAGACACTATATGATTAAACCGATAAAAATAAATTCATTGAATATATATAATGATCTATATGGAAAATCTTATCAAATATTAAATATATATGGCAGTAAACAATTAAAACGTTGTAAATCTCTTAATATTAAAAGACCTTGTTTTGAAGAAGACTATATTATAGTTACTTAAAATTATATCTTTCGCGATTGCGGAGATAAATAATTTTTTCAACTCTTTTATTTAAAATTTTATTATAATCTTTTTGCAACACATGTTTTTCATTTTTGCTATTTTTTTCTTCATTAGAATTATCATAATTATGTTTTTCAACTGTTTTTTGATGCTCAATTATCATTTTATCAGTAATTATGGGACAACTTATACATCTTCTTAATATAAATTTATCACAATAACATTTGCTAATCAATATAGCGACGATGAGGTTTTTGATTAGTTTCTTCAACATGATATAATATCATATAGATATATATTGTATCAATTTTTAGAATAATCAGGGAATATTTTTTAATCTTCTATATTCATCTAAGTTCATTGTACCCATCTTTAAATTACAAGTTTTACAAACCGGCATCATATTATCATATGTAGCTTTACCACCAAGAGCATGAGCTACTATATGTCCGCATTCCATTTTATTGAAATAAAGTTCTTCATTGCACGTATAGCAAATGCCTTTATCACATTGATTTGCTGTTACTTTTTTCCAAATTTGTATCTTTAATTCATTTGTAAGTTTAACTCTTTTTTTATTTTTATCAATATCTCGCAAAAAATCATTACATATATCTTTGATTCTTTTATCATTAATTAAGGCATATATAGCCAAATCCAACCATTCAAAATTGCTAAATATAGAAAGATAACATGTTTGGCAATTTTTATTTAATGCCTTTTTTTTACAACTATTAAATTTATTATTATCTACTTGATTCATTTGACTATCTGATATAGTATGCATATAGTTATTGATTTCAATTATTACATTGAATACATCCTTGATACTTTTATTAAATGGAGCTATTTTGTCTTTAATATTTCTTATTTTGATATTATCCAATAAAGATTTATAGGATATATTGGGGCATCTAGTATTTTCTCTATCCTCGTGGATATAAATGCGCGTAAATGTATTTAACAATAGTTGGGCCAAATCTCTATCAAATTCTACAATATTTCCGATGGGTTTTATTGGAGAATTTTTATTTATTTTATTAAAATATTCTTCAACTTCACTATAATCATTTACATTATAAATTACAAGTGGCACATCTACATTACTAATATCATATCCCATGTCACCCAAATTAGAAAATGTAACTAATCTATGTTGTCCATCTAACAAATAGCCTGTTTTTTCTTCTTCAATATATGCAATTGTAAAACTTTGCAACATTGAAAATGTTTCATATTTTGAATATTCACTTATTTGATCATCCATCATATCTTTAATATGATTTTCGTCTAATAATCTTTGCAATTCTGGTGTTTTATATTTATTAATAATATTACTTATTTTTTCCAATATTGTAACAGCGCGTTTTACCATTATAGTTTTATTATTAAGGTGTTATACTTTTAAATGTATTAATAATATAGAATGTCAACATACAGATAAAGAGTAACAGTATAGTTATAACTAAATCCAATTAATAAAAAAAATTATTATTATGGCTTGATAATTAAAATCAATTGCAAATGAGTTTATATATTTCATATTCCTTTAAATATTATTAAAAAGCTATTTATATATTATAACCAACCAGACCGAATGTTAGAGAATACCCTATATATTTTGACCATAAGGTCGTGGACAATTATTCGTCATTTCATCTGATATATACTTATAGAATTGTACCAAATAATCACAATAAAATTATAATACATAATTGTAAAAATAGGATACCTATTAAAAAACATTATAGTGAACTTGAAAGAATTCCTTTATTGAAAAATTGTAATCGCAATATAGAATATAATATTAGAACACCACCGAATCCATTATAACACTATAAAAAAGATTTTCCAGAATGTCAAATAGTTCCTTATCTAAACGTAAAAAAAATCACCAAGTTCAATATAATTATGTGTATTTATTAATAGATATGAGTAAAATACCAAAAGAAGCTATCTGTATTAGAAATTCTAGTACATGGGCTCATGTAAAACCAAATCATAAATTTGATTCAGCAAAGTTTAATAAAGAAGAAGTTTTAAATGATTTACCTGTAATGTCTCCTAAAATACATGCTTTATTAAATAAAATTAAAGAACTAGATGATAATGATATGAGTAATGAAGGTAAATATTACAAACATATTATATATAGTGATGTTTCTGGTGTAAATGGTGCTAAGATGGTAGCTTCAAGTATGATAGCAAAGGGTTATCAACTGATATACAATATGGGTAGATTTGTAAAGGATTTACCAGTGTCTAATTATACATTTGGATTACTAACTACATCTACAGTATATAAAAAACCTTTAACTATTGGATTAAAAAAAAATATGATGTCTAAATTGAATCAACGTCCAGATAATATTAATGGTAAAAATATAAGATTTATAATATTAGATTCGGGATTTAAAGAAGGGATTGATGTATTTGATGTTAAATATATGCATATTTTAGAACCATTAACAACAAAAGCGGAAAACACACAAGTTATTGGCAGAGGTACTCGTTTTTGTGGTCAATCAGGCTTACCATTTAAACCAGATATTGGATGGCCTCTAAATGTTTATAGATATAATATTAATTATAATAATAATATGACAGTTCATGATTTATATATTAAACATAGTAATCAAAATGTAAGTGCATTAAATTTTGCTGCGGATATAGAAGATATACTGATTGCTGCTTCTGTTGATATGCCTTTGACGGAAAATATCCATTTATTAAATACTAAAAATAATAGATTTTATGAATCTTTAAAGCAATTAATAGATACATCAAATTCTAGCAAAAAAAAAAAGAGAAAAAAGAAACCTGTTAAAAAAGATTTAATTAAAGTTGTTAGCAATGTACGTGGAAAAATATTTACAAACGAAGATAAAATAGATTGTACTCAAAAATGCAAAGGACCATTTGAATATTTAGAAAGTGCAAATGCTATATTACTTTCTGCTGTAATATTTGATATTGATAAAATTGAAGATAATTATAGAAAAAAAAAAGGTAGAAATATATTGGGTAAAAAAATTCTACTATCTAATAATGATAAAGTGTCAAATAGTAAATTATTAAATGCTCTACTTGAAAAATATCCAAAACCAATATTATGTAACTATTTGAATAAGCGCAAAAGTTATTGCGATGCTGTAAATAAAATTTGGTTAAAACCATTGTATATATTTAAAATATTTGGAAAACAAATTATAGAAAATCTAAAATATTATAAGCGTAAAAATTTAATAAATCAGAAAAATTATCTAGAAACACTTATGTTCGTTGAAGAATATATTGCTATGTCTAATATCAAAAAACCACAAATATTGCCAGTACCACCTTCGGAAAAACTAAGACATCTTGATTTATATAATTATGTTTCTACGCATTTTAAAGAATTTAAATGGCCCTTGTTAGAAATTAAAAATAAATGTATCAATAACGTTGTTAATGATGAAGACAATGAAAGTAGCAAATATGAAATTGTTGACTTATCTCATACACAATCTTTTGTGCAAAAATTCTTAACCCCCGAATCACCATACAAAGGGTTGTTTTTATATCATAGCGTCGGTTCTGGTAAAACATGTACAGCAATAGCATCTGCTACACAAAGTTTTGATGAACGTAATTATACAATTTTATGGGTTACCCGCCATACATTGAAAGAAGATATTTGGAAGAATATGTTTGAAAAAATATGTAATATGAAAATACGCGAATATATCAAAAGTGGCAAAAAAATGCCAAAAAGAAACTTTGAACGAATGGCTATATTAGGAAAAAATTGGTTGCAACCAATTTCTTATAAACAATTTACTAATTTAATCAAAGGCAAAAACAAGTTTTATCAACAAATGGTAGCTCGCAACGGCAAAGAAGACCCTTTTAGAAAAACTTTGATAATTATAGATGAAATACATAAGGTATATAGCGATACCTTATCGCATTTAGAAAAACCTGACCCAAAAGTTTTGCAAGATATGGTGCAAAATTCATACACAACTTCAAAGAATGATTCTCTTAAATTATTACTAATGTCTGCTACACCAATCACAGAAGACCCAATGAGTTCTGTCAAACTCCTTAATCTATTATTGGAAGGGGATGATAGATTTCCCGAAGATTTTGAAGAGTTTAAAAGTCAATATTGCAATGACAATGGGTTATTTAGCGATTCGGGATCATTAAAATTTACAGATAAAGTTTCGGGACTAATCAGTTATATAGATAGAAGCAATGACCGTAGTCAATTTGCATATCCTATTATTAACGATATTATATTAAATGTTAACTCTGATGTATCTACAAATCAAAGAACAGTTGAGTTAGAAAAACGAATAGAAGTATTAGAACAAAATAAATTAAGCATTGGTAAACATTTTAATAAACAACAAATTAAAGAATTCGCCAAAGAATTAAGAGAAGTTATAAAAGAGAAAAAAAGGATTGACCAGGTTAATGCCGAACCAAAAACAGTTATAGACTTTATCAATAAATGTTTTACTAAGAAAAAATAGGTTTATATTTTTTGCTGCGTTATTATTTATATAACAATTTTACAAAATGTTAATAGGTAATGATATTGTTATATTCTTTATTAGTTTCAGTTGCATTATTTGCTGTATATTATTATATTAATAAAAAAAATGAAGATAAAAACGAAGATGTTAATGAAAATAAAGATTTTTTTACATTTAATAACTTTATTATATTTTGTATGATATATGTTTTTATATTTTCGTTATTATATTTAGCATTTGATGATGGTTCTTCGCTCGCTTCGCTAGGTATATTGACAAACGACGATTACAGTAAGCCCAATAAAATAACGAAATCAAATATTGTTGACCCTTCCATATTAAAACATCATAGCGACCCTATGAAATCTGGATTTGAGCCTTATAATAGTAATAGCTCAGATGGTTCTGATGGCTCTGATATATCGGAATCATCTACTTCCGATGATAGCTCAGATTCCGATTAAAAAGGAGTAAAACGAGTACATAATTTTATTTTTCTATGATTTTTATAAACTTTAAGATTTTCAAGAGATTTTATTGATTATGTACTCATTTTATCTCCTTCTACTACTCATTGTCAAATCGGTGCGTGCTATTTGTGGAGTCGGTTTATTAGAAAGTTTTTGGAATAATAATGTATCTGGTATCAATAAAAAAATACTATATAAAACATTGTTTGGGTGGATAGCAACATGTATCTTTGTAGGTATATTGACGGCACAAGGAATTTATTCACCAATATTATAGATTATTACTTGGAAAACTACATAGAATTATTAAGGAATTTAGTAAAGTCTGTGGTTGCCTTGCTAACATTCGTAGTATTTCTAAGATTAATATTTACATTACTATTAGTCATTTTATAATTGTTTTTACGTTCTCTGCGAACTTTAATCAAATCACCTCGCGATACGTAATTTTTATAACATTTATTATAATAATTATCCTTATTGAATAGCTTTTTAATAATTGGAAAAGTATTACAATCAAATGTATTTACACTATTAATGATAAACATGATAATGATATAGAATTTGATTAGATTGTAGTTCATTTTTTGTATAATTAAACTTATAATACACTAATCAATTTTTAAAAAGAGAGTACATAATTTTATTTTTTTAATGATTTTATAAACTTTTAGATTTTCAAGAGATTTTATAGATTATGTACTCTCTTTTAATAGCTTATTTCCAAAATGTTTATTTAATATATAAAAGTTTATATTATCCTTGTCGTTTTTAAATACTATTCTTAAAAAATCATGCATCTTTTCATATCTATTTAGCTTTCTCTCGTATTCAATAATTTCCTTTTCAATATTATTTGCTATATCATTTAATATATTAATTATTATTTCGGTAGGTAAAGTATTCATTATATACTAATAATTTATATTTTGTTATATAATGAAAATTGATAATAACATATAATTAATTAATTAATTTGAAAATGTCTAGTCATCTAGATAAGTTAACTGATGATAATTTTGTATTTATATTAGAGTATATTGCAGATAGTATTGAAAATAAAATAGATTTACTTAATGAAAAAATGAGAAAGCTAAAAGTTAAACTAAATCCATTGAATATTACTAATTACGAATATTGTAAACAAAATTTTATTTGTATTCATTATGATAACGTTAGTTATTGTTTGAATAATTATTTGTTTAATACTTTGGGTGCCTATAAAATCATATTTATTTATATTTATCAAAACGAAAACCTTATATTCATTAGCAAGGAACTTAAAAATCCTACATATTTAGATATACTTATAGAAGCCAATAAAGCTGTTGTTATTACAGAGGATTATGATAATAGATATTTAGAGGATTTGCGGGAAGTAATAAATAAAAAATCAATTAGATATGAAAATATAAAGTTCAAAAAAAACATAAAATATTACGAATTTGTATTGAGTTGTTGAAATGTAAAAAAAAACTCAATGGTCGTTACTAAGGTAATACATGCTATCAGCGATTCCACCTTTCGGTTTCTTGACAGATTGCCTTCTGTATGAACATGCACTATTGTTTCTTTTCGCTCTGATATGATAAAATTCAAACACATTGTCAGATAACCATTGAATACCTTTTTACAAAAGGATGGATTAAAAGATAAACTATCAAATTTTTTTATAATTACAACATTTTAATGATTGTTTAATATTGCGTAGTATGTAAGATACCTCTTTGTGGGCTTTTTGCGAATCTCTGTTAAAATTATTTTGCTTATTTATATTCGGAATATATGGTGCCATCCCGCCAGCACCTGCACAATGTGCCCCCGAACACGCGTGTGTATTCTCGTATTTTCTCATAATTATTATCATAATCATGTCATTATCATTTTTTATATATAAATTATAAATTTTTGATCTTTATGAACTTTATACGCAACAGGTTTTTCGGTTATGTCTTTTTATTTCACCATTTTCATTATATTTATCAACCCATCTTAACAAACTTTGTGTAGATCATTTGAATATTTTACACACTTCTTCCCGTGTTTTGTCTTCTGTTAAATAATATTCAACAGCCGATAATTTATAATCTTCGCTTTTATGAGTAGGCATTATATTATAAAATAATTATATTATATGATATAAAAAAAATGGAATAAAAAAATGTTTATAATTAATTATATTTATTTTACAGAGTTATAAAAATTATGTACTCAAAATAAATGTTCAATTGATAAAAAAATGATAAGAGAAGTTAATAACCAATATAAAACAATCCCTTGGTAAATTGTTATTCGTCGTGAAATGAACTCATTCAAGAATATGGCCCCGATCAATCTATCTTCCTATTTACGACACAGTTAATGATAACACATTTAAATACTAGATTTATAAAATAGCAAAAGAAATCGCTATAATGAAAGTTCTTAACATAGAAAAAAATTAGATAAAACCATCTTTGATTAATTTGAAAACTCTCATCTTATCTTTGAAAGTGTGTTTTAAAAGAATCATCTTATTGATAGCGCTCGATATATTACATGCTTTTTGAATATTTTCTTTTTTACATAATTTATCTGCGAGCTTTTTTACTAATATAAAATTTTCTTTATGCAATTTTAAACATTTATCAAAACTGCATTTAGCTAATTCAATATATCTAGTATTTGTCGTCAGTTCTTTTAAAATGCTTTTTCTTTCCTTTTCGTACTGTTTCTTCGCGACTGTTTTTAGATATTCTTTGCGTATTTTTTTCATTTTTCTAAAAAAATTCTTAAATTCTCTTTTGTGCGATAGAACTGTTTTAATATCATTTTTAATATTATTTCTTAAATTTTCTAAATATGTTTTAACATCCTTATTCTTATTATAACCTTTGTATGTAATATCTTTCTTTTTATTAAATGACTTAAATGATTTTGTCTTTTCTTCTTTCTTAGATAGTTTTGAGATTTTCTCCATAACAATATCACGATATTTATTTTGCTTTTTAGTTTCTTTTTTACATTTTTCTCTATTACATTCTATTATTTTCCTAGAATGCGCAAGTATTGTAATGAAATCTTTGCTATATTTTTGAATTTTTTTGAATTTGTCCATTGCTTTCTAATATATGTTTAACATAATTAAAGAAAAAGAAAAAAGTATCTAATAACTATAACTGCCTTGTCTATTGGAATGTCTAGCCGAACTTTTTGTTGAACGTTTTACAGAAGTTTTACGAGGGCGTCCTTTCTTTTTTGGGCTTTTTACAACCTTATTTTTAACACATCTGCCAGTGGCAGGATTTCTATGTTGATTAGATTTGCATGGTTTAGGCGATTTCTTGGCAGCAGCTCTTTTAGTTGGTTTCCATTTGCCAGCAGCAATCATAGCCTTTTCAAAGTTTTTAACTTGGCAGTATTTTCCATTATTTCTCATATAAATCTTTGACGAAGCCCTGCCGTTGTTTTTTCTATAAATAGATCTTACTTTACCGCATACAGATTTCTTACCTATTGGTTCATACACTTTTTTAACAGCACCGCCTGACAACATATCATTAAAACTATCCATTTTTTATATTACTTCTATTATTAAGCAATATAATATTTTATGAATGTCGTGGTTTAATATGTTCTATTTTTATTAAAAATTGATGTATTTGGTTATAGATTATTATTATACACCAACCCGGTTGTATAAGCTTGATAGACACAAGCTTACCGCAGTTTAAACGCACGAACTCTCAGCAAGTCTTCCGTGTTTACACAAAGAGACTAAGTGGAAAGATGACCGCTATCAACACGCGCAACTTCTTGAAGTGGACCTCGATTGCCATCCAGATGGAAAATCCTGGGTACAAAAAGAGTGATACTATGAAGCTCGCTATCTTAGAGCTCAAAAAAGAAAAACTAATGAGGAACTATATCAGGATGGTATCAACTCATATCCAAAAAGAGAATCCTGGAATCACCAAGGCGGCTTCTATCAAGCAGGCTATGGCCGAATGGAAAGCTATGTAAAGTGAATATTGTGATTTGTATGTGTGTGTGTATATTTTTTATATTTGCAATAAATTAATAATAATATTGTTTTTATAGAAATAAAAAAGAGAGGAATATGAAAGAGAGAAAAATAGAGAGGAAGTTAAAGAGGGGGGGGTCGAAGTATAACATCTTCATGAAAGAAATGTATTCGCAAATCAAGGAAAATAATCCTGAAATGGATAAAACACAGATCTTCGCAGAAATTGCCAAGCTTTGGCAAGAACAAAAAAATAAGGGGGATGAAAACAAAGAAGAAAAATTTAATCCCAATGAAGATAAAATAAGTATTATAAAACCAGAAAACACCTTCAAATCAAAGGGAGAAACAATTAAAGAAACAAGAGAAAATAAATTTGAAGAAATTGTTAAAAAATATCCTAATATCTCATTTGAAGAAGCAATATTAAGGTCACATTGGCCGACAAGTGTATTTTACACAGATGAATATTTTATAAAAAAATTTAAACAATTATCAAATACAAATTTAACAAATTCATCACCACCAAAACCTCAACCTTTACCATCGGTGCCAAAAAGGCAATCGCCAAAATCACCACCAAAATCTAAATCACCACCAAAATCTAAATCACCACCAAAACCTCCACCTTTACCATCGGTGCCCAAAAGGCAATCGCCAAAATCTAAATCTAAAATAACAGCAGAAACTTTACAAACTGCTAAAAGTAAATTAAAAAGACATTTAGACACAAAAGACCCCGATTATGATTTAGAATTGGCATTTAAAAATCTTGAAAAAAAATCTCAATCGCCTTCAACCCCCAAAAATAGATCCGTTAAAAATGAAGATCTGACAAATGCTAAATTAGAAAAGCTATTTAGAACAAAAAAATCCTAATTATGATTTAGAACTCTTGAAATAAATATAAAAAAATTGATTATCATATAATAATATAATTAGTTATAGAATTATGCTTTCTAATATAAATTATGCTTTGCTATTTTCAGGATTAATTATATGTAAATTACTATTACTTGTTATGCCAACACAATTTGGCAAAACATTTAATTGTATTAATAATATTACAAAAGAATTAAAAAAAGATAAAAAACACGGAAAAAGTTTACATATAATATTTACAATGAATACATTACTAAATGGTCGTCAATTTTCTAAAAGAGTAACAGATAATTTTAATAATGACGAAGAAGAAGAAGACGAAATTGAAAATGATTCACAAATAAAAGAATTAAAAGAAGAATATGGAGTTGAATCAATAGTTGTACTTTCTTCAAAATATACGGGAGATTGCACACATGCTAAAAACTTAAAAGAGCTCAAAGCAATCGTATGTGACGAAGGAACGTGCCCGTGTATAATAGTAGCATGTAGTAATTCGCAAAGATTTAGTGACATTTATAATTTAATAAATATTATTGAACGCAATAAAGGATGGCCAACTAAAAGAATATTTATGCATTTAGATGAATTACATAATTATATTAATAAAAATATTAAAATAAAAAATGAAAGTGATAATAAAAATATAAATAAAATCATGACACTAAGAAATATAATAAAAAATATAACAGAAAAGAAAATAGTTAAACAAATTATAGGGCTTACGGCAACGCCTTGCAATGTTTTTGAAGATAACTATTATATTAAAATGATTAAATTAGATGATATTAAATATGATAATTATGTTGGGACAAGCGATATAATATTTAAAGAATTTGATAGTAAAGGTGAAATTGAATTTATTAAATATATTATTGATAATAATCCAACAATTTTAAATGATAAACGGAGAATATTTGCACCAGCTAAAATTACAAAGAAAAGCCATGAAGAAGTGAAAAGATTATTTTTAGAAAAAAATAAAAATATTGTTGTAATTTTGTTAAATGGTGATAATAAACATATAATATATTATACAGATTCTTCATCAAATGAAACTAAAACAATAGAACTTGATGTAAAAAAAGTAAAAAAAATCAATAAAAAAGGTATACAAAAAACAATCGATAAAAACGATGATGAATATGAAGTATATAATAAGGAGGTTTGTGATATTATATCTTACTTTCTTAAAAAACACAATCTATTAGATAGACCAATTATATATACGGGACATATTTGTATTAGTATGGGCCAAACATTAGTAAATGAAATAATAGGATCATTTACAGATGCTATTATTGGACATACTCAATTATCCGATGATGATTTATATCAATTATTTGGAAGATTAACAGGTAGAATGAAAAACTGGTTGACATACGTAAAAACTACTGTTTATACAACAAAAAAAAATAAAGAAATAATTATTGATATGGAAAAAGCTAGCTTCAATCTTATGAATAATAACAATGGAGAATACGTAAATAAAAGTAATTATATATCTTGTTTAAATAATATTAATAATAAAAAGGAGAAAATTAAAGAAACACCATTAATTAAAATATTTAATAAATTTACAGATATCGATCCATGGTTTAAAGATTATGATGAAAATAAACCATGGTTTGATGAAAATCGTAAATGTATTAAGAGAGGTCCAAATAATAAAGAACCAGATTCAAATGGATTCTACAGGTGTATTACACAAACAGATAAAGAACTAAAAGTCAGAGATACAGAACATTTTAAAGAAATTGAAAAACTAAATAAGTGGGGATTCATAAAAGGTAAAAATGATAATTTATTTAGATGTTACCCATGTTATAGAAAAATAGATGATATTAATTCTTTGGAATGGTGGTTTGTATATTATAAAAAATAAGAATATATAACACACAAACCACAATATTCACATTATGTAGACTTCTTATTCAATAATCACATTTTGATAGGACACTTTATTAGTATTATCTTAATCTACTAAAACGATACACATGTTCCATAATACTTAAAACCATTATAATGTTCTTCTAAATCTTCATTTATCTTATCTTTATTATTATTATAATTTGTAATAGGAAACTGTCCTAATTTTTCATTTATTTTTATATTTTGTTTTTCAGCATTATAAAGATTAGTATAATGCAATTCAATTTCCCATTCATCACCATCCCATCCTTGATCAATACAATTTGTTGTTTCAATTTGTATCAATAATTCATCTCTTTTATCTAATAATTTAGTAAATGTTGCCATTCCGATTATCTTATTATCATTTGAATTATTACATAAAAACCATAAGATATCACCCTCTTTTATTTTTAAAGCTGCATTTTTAACTACATCTTTTTTCCCCGCTTTCAATCCCCAGAAAGGAAATTTGCTATTTTTAAAGTTTTTCCCATCTGCAACTTTTAATATCCAATGATTTTGCTGCATACAATTCTCAATATAAAATCCAGAGGTCATTATTGCCGCTTCTTGGATTATTGTATTCGTTTCCTTTTGGGAAAAGTGTTGTTTTGATGATTTTATCAGAAACTCAAGATTGTTGTATTATAATTATTTATACAAAACAAATCAATTTTTTATAAAATAGAACATATTAATTCCCTTAGATAAATATGTCCAACTAATAATAAAATTTGATATTATCTAATATAAAGTTGTCTTCAAAACACAAGATGTCTACTACTGATTCCCAATATAATAAGAGTAATAAGAACGTAAAGGGTAACCGCAAAGTCGTTACTGCAAATTATTGTTTAAAAGCTGTTTTCAAAATTCCGGATGGACTTGATCTTGAAGACAAAAATGTCGTCGAAGAATGGTTTGTAGATGGACAATACTTCAATATTATTTACACAGATGGTCGCACAGAAATAATAAATTGGGAATGGGATGCAAATGATGATCGTGCCGAGTATTATTGTCCAGATGAGGAAATTGAAAATGCCGAAGATTATAATATAGAGTATTCAGAAGATGAAGGATATGATGCTAAATAATTAATATTTTGTATGTTTAAAGTGTATATATATATTGAGTGCATAATTTTATTTTTTTATTAATTTTAAAGATTATGTACTCAAAATAAAAATTGATTGCAATAAACAATATAAGTAACATTATATTATCATGAACGATTACTATCGTGTCAATGATATAGAAAGCAAACTCAGTCTCATTGTTAGAAAACCACAAGAAGGTAAAACATTTATATGCATTAAGAATATTGTGGAAGATATTAAAAATATTCATATTGTTTTAACTATGAATACTTTGCAGTCTGGAATACAATTTTTTGGAAGAATGGAAGAAAAAATAAGTCCTAATAATATTATAGTATTTAATAGTAATAAAAAAACAGCAGGTAAATGCCTTCATGCAAAAGAAGTCGCAGACATATGGACACATATAGAAAATAATCCAATAAAAGTTATAATATGCTGTGCTCACACTAAAAGGTTTAGTAGTAGTATTCCTAATATATTAAAAAATTATCCACATTGGTTTAAGCGTCAATTTAAAATTCATATTGATGAAGCTCATAAATATATTCCAGAAAATCGCGATTATGTTAGATTATATAATGAATTAGATATAGTTGAATCAATTATAGGTTATAGTGCAACACCTGATGGCATATGGACAAGTAAAAAATCAGATATTTTATTTCATAAAATATTAATTCGTGATATTGAAAAAGAATTGCAAATGATTCGTTCACCTTATTATTTTGGTGTAAAATGCTGTGATTTTAAAGTATTTGAGGATGAAGAAAAATTGAATCATGATAAACTTATTGAACTCGCAAATATAAGCTTAGATATACCTGAAAACTCATTTGAAAGAGCTAATATGAAAGAAAAAAAAAAAAGCACTTGGTATAACGAATGTTTTCCATTTAATCTTGGTAATGAATTACTATTATTAAGTTATATTTCTATATTATTACCAAAAATAGAAATTTCAAATAATTCATTTAGTTATCACTTTATACCTGCATATATTCGTAAAGTAACACATTACGAAATTGTAGAAATAATTTTAAAGAATTTTTCGACTGCAAATGTGATTACTATAAATGGAAATGGATATGAACTATATAGAATGAATGATTTAACTAATACAAGTTATCAAGTAAATTCAAGTGACAAAATTCATAAATTATATACTAAGGTTACTGAAATAAATACTAAGGATACTGAAACAATAGAATATATAAAAGAACATAAATTAAATTTAGGAGAACCATCCGATATGATACAATTATTGATTAAAGATCATAAAAATAATCCTACATTTATTACAGGTTATCAATGTGTTGGTATGAGTGTTACTCTTATTAACGAAACTCTTGGGAATTTTGTTAGTGTTATTATGGCTCACCAACATTACAATAAAGATATTGTGTATCAATTGTGTAGATTTCTATGCAATTATATGCAGTGGTCACCTGAAAATAAAAGACAAATAAAAAAAACTAAGTTTTATTCTTTAACAAAAGAAGTAAAAGAAATTTGCCTAGGATACGAAGAGCATGTTGAAAATATTTCAGATAATTTTGCAGGGAAAAATGTATCTTTATGTGAAATAAAAGGTCTTGAACCAGAAAAACCAACGGAAAAAGAATTAAAAAATATAGATTTAAAATCGATTACTCTTAGTAATCCTGATAACATTTGGAAAAAGTTTAAAGTATATGATGGAAATGATGATGATATGTGGAATAAAACTTTTAAGTACTATGAAGAAAATACGAAAAGAAAAATTTGCAATAAATCAATACCAAAAAAAGTAAACGGATATTACGAATGTTCAACAACTAGTAAAGTTTATAAACATAGTACTAATGATATCGAAAAATTAAAAAAGCAATCTTGGTGGAGTACTTTTCAACTAACAAAAGATAATTTATCATATGTAAGAATATTTGTGGGATATGATGATTTAAATGACCCAAATGAATATACTATATTTGTAAAATGTGTTTTGTTAGAAGATAAAGAACATAACAAAAATATATTGTATAAATATTATAAAAAATAATTAAAAAGTTAAGAAAGGCCCTTTTTCATTATTTTTTTGATATTTAAGATGTAACCATTAATACCATTATGATATTATAATAGTTAAATAAATTAAGAAAAATAAAAATTCTAAAAAAATTCTAAAAGTATTTGACAAAAAAAAAGACGCCGATGCGTCGCGCGTCGTTTTCAAAAAACGTGGTGTGATTTCAATATATTTAAAGATAATTTCTTGATTATATATAATAAGGATGGAAAACGACGCACGAAAAAAGCATAAATGTGACCTATGTAATTACTCAACAAATCGTAAATATGACTTAAATAGACATCAAAATGCTATACATAACTTACGCGTGTCCGCGAAATCAGATTTTTTAATGCCCGAAACAAATGTACATCCAAAAAAACCAAATGTACATCCAAAAAAACCAAATGTACATCCAAAAAAACCAAATGTACATCCAAAAAAACCAAATGTACATCCTGAAAATATGTGTAAAAAATGTAATAAGGTTTATAAAATCAAAAAATATTTAATAGAACATGAAGAAAAATGTAAAGGAGTTGACGAATTAACATGTCCTAGATGTATGATAAGTTTTAGTTCAAGACAAGCAAAATCAAATCATATAAAAAGAAATACTTGTAAACCAAGGAGTATAATACATGCAAGAGTACCAAATCCTCAGAATATAGAACCAGCAAATAATATAGATACACAAATAAATAATATAGATATAGATAATCAAACAAACAATATAGATAATCAAACAAATATACAAAATCAGCATATTAATATTTATGTTAACAATTATGGAAAAGAAAGAACCGATTATTTAGATTATGATAAAATGCTAGCAATCTTCAAAAAGGTTTATAATATTCCAACATTACTCACAAAAGAAATTCACTTTAATGAAGAGTTTCCAGAAAATAATAATATTAAATTTCATGATGCCAAAAATTGTTTAGTCAAAGAGGATGATGAGTTTATTTATAAGAATCTTAATGTGTTAATTAAGGAACTAATCAAAAATAAAGGACGTATAATGCAAAACTTTGCAAAACAAAACAAAGATGAAATATGTATTGATATGGATTTAAAAATATATGAACAAATAATTCAACAACTAATATCTCTGGTATTACTTACGGAACCCCAAGAACATTATAAAGAACAAATAGAGAATATCAGAGATTTAATAAACAATAGCAGAATAAAAATGGAGGAAATGGAAGAAGAAATGAGTACATAATTTCATTTTCCTTTCAATTTTATAAACTTTGAGATTTTCAATAGATTTTATAGATTATGTACTCATTTTATAAATACAAAAATCATTAAAAATTGAAATGTAATGAATATACAATACAATATAACTATACATCATCATAAAATAATTTGATAATTCTAATAGGTTCATCTGTATAATCCTCTAATGAGAATGCTAATGTTTCTTTCAATTTTGCTAATCTATTATTCCAGTATTGCTCTTGATTTTTAGGAATAGTTCTCATACCAGTCTTTTTATCTATGTTAAAACAGGATTTAATCTTCTTACCATTTTCAATATAAGAATCAGGATTAAATCTAATTATTATTATAGGTCTATTTAAAGCTTCTTGTATATTATTAATCCTCGCTTCATCGCAATTTGGATTATACCCTTTATGTTGTTCTTCATCAACTTCAATAATGATAGAATGATTATTTAAATGTATCAATACATCAGGTCTGTTTTTTAAACAAATTCCATCACCTATTAATGCTTTATCAGTAATCATTTCAATATCTTTAAATTCTTGTTTTAAATAATTAATAACTTCCTCTTCTTTAACTTTAAGTCGCATCGGTTTTTTTGTTGGGTTATGAAAATAATAACACCGCCAGCAATAATTATCTTTTTGAGAAAATTGTTCGCAACTTTCAGTAATACATTTTTTTATGATTTACATCAACCATTTCAGGTAATTTACAACCACTACAATATAATCCTTTGCTTTCTGTTGGAATATTGTAAATAGGTATTTTATCTTTACAAACAATACATTTAGAATTAAATACACCAACCATTTCAGGTAATTTACAATTAAAGCAATATAACCCTTTGCTTTCTGTTGGAAGATTAAAATAAGGTCGTTTTAACTTACAAGTAATACATTTAGGATTTTTTACATCAACCATATCAGGTTTTTTACAATTAAAACAATATAATCCTTTGCTTTCTGTTGGAATATTGTAAATAGGTATTTTATCTTTACAAACAATACATTTTTTATGAGCTACATCAACCATTACAGGTAATTTACAATTACCGCAATATAAAGCTTTGCTTTCTGTTGGATTATTATAATAAGCTTGTTTTAAATTACAAGTAATACATTTATGATTTTTTACATCAACCATTTCAGGTTTTTTACAATCAACGCAATATTCAGGTTTCAATCCAGTAAAATTATAAGATGCTGATTTTTTCTTACCTTTACAATCATCGCCTTTACAATATTGAGGCATTATTCTTATTCAGTAAGCATCATTCAATATATCAATTTTAACATCTTTAAATGAGTACATAATCTTTATAAACTCTCTAAAATCTTAAACTTTATAAAATTTATAGAAAAATAAAATTATGTACTCTTTTTTTATTGCTTTTAATTAGATAATATGCCAAATAGTCCACCAAGAAAAGGTTCAAGTCCAAGAAAAGGTTCAAGTCCAAGAAAAGGTTCAAGTCCAAGAAAAGGTTCAAGTCCAAGAAAAGGTTCAAGTCCAGAATTAGAAAGTCCAGATATACAAGAAATTGATAAATATATTAGCGAGAAATTAAGAACTGTAAAAAAGGAGAAAAAAGCAATTATAATGGTAGGTGGTCCCGGTAGTGGAAAAACATCCGGACTAAATGTATTGATAAATATGTTAAAAAAGAAGAAAGATGATTTTGTATCAATAGACCCGGATGATATATTAAAAACCTATTTTAATTCTAATAGAAAGTATTATCATAAAGTTGAGCCGATTAATAAGGCTTTATATGAAAAAACATTAGAAGGTAATTACAATTTAATATTTGATAGAACAGGCACTAACTATGACATTTATTATAATACAGTAATTAAAAAAATAAAAGAAGCAGGATATAATATAGTATTATGTATTGTATATAACAATTATTACAATGTACGTCCAAGATTAAAGAAAAGAGAAGCTGAAACTGGTAGAGCCGTAAATGAACAGTATGCTAGAAATTCTTATAGAGATTTAACATTTAATATACCTAAATACATTAATTTAAATTGTGATGATTCAGATGATATTTTTGTTTTTGACAATACATTATTATCTATTGAATTGATTTATAGATCGCGATGTGAAAATGGAGAAAAAAAGGTTACTATTAATAATTTACTCTAATATATTCTCACTCATCAAATCAAGTTTTAGTTTCATAATTGCACCTATTTGTCTAATAAGAATATCTAAACACTTATTAAACTTTTCACATTCCATGATAGCAAGTTTATCATTACCTCCTTTTGGCAAATTTCTTCTTTGAAATTGAAAATTTTTATTAAACCGCTTATAAAATAGTAGTAGTCATTGTTATAATAATTAATCAAATCAGATAATCATTTTTTTTATATGTATTTGATAGGATAAATATGTTCAGCTAATAATAAAAAATGATATAGTACCTACATTACAATCACTATAATAAGGAAAGGTATGTTGTAGATATCTGTATAAAGAAAGACATTGATACCGGACTTGATGATATAATTAAAGAACGCAATGTGGGTAAACCCCATTGTATTGGACTATAAGTATCAAATACTTTCTATATATTTAGAGCAAAAAGGAGCAATAGTGCATGTTCATACAGAAGGCAATCTGCCAAGAAACCGAAAGGTGGAATCGCTGATAGCATGTATTACCTTAGTAGCGGCTACAATATATTTTTTCACTTTTTTTTGACAAAAAATATATCAATATAATATAAATTATAAACAGTATTAGCAAGATTTAGTAATAACAGTTTTAGGATCTACTTTAAGAGTTCTTAAAATCTTTTTGAGAAAACCCATATTAAAGTTTGCTACTTGACAATTCTCATATTCTTTAATTACATTATCTTTTACAGACAATCTTAGTGCTAAGTCTTTTTGCGAAAAACCCATAGCTGCTCTACCATTAGTAATAGCAAGCGAATATTCACGAGTCATTTTGTTTAGCTTAGGGATATCATCTTCAATCAATCTAGTGAGCTCTTTATTACCAGCAGGTCTTGGAGTATTTTCTTTTTTAATAATTTCTTTGGGTTTTTTTGTAAATACTACTGGTTCCCAGTCCTGATAATTGACAGACGTACTATTCATTTTATTAATATATAATATAAAAACTTATATCAATTTTATGTTATAAAGAGAATACATATGTGCTATTCTTAATAAAAAATGATAGTAACTTATATAATATAACTTACAATATAAGGATGTATTCTTATAACGTTTTCCCCCTCGGTGTTCTGACAATTGGTCAAATCAATAAAGGTCAAGCAGTTCTGGATGATATTTCGCGAATTGTGGATGATAAAAATAACAAGAAGGAATTGTTGTCACTCTCCAATAAGTTCTTTACATTGATTCCGCACATTACAGAAAAATTAAAAGTTATTAACACTCGCGAAGATATTAACGAGAAAAACGAGCTACTCGAATATATGCGCGGGGTATCCAATAAAATCTAATAAAATCTAATGAAGATACTTAGATATAGCCGCCAATGCACTTATTTCTGCCTTTTTAGGTAAAGGCTTCAACTTTATAAGTTTTGTGTTTTTTATGTTTAAAGAATCATAATTAATATTAGCAATACATTTCTCCATATTGATAATTATAAAAATAAATGTAATAATCATTTTTTATTCAAATTTAATAAGTTTATCTAAGAAATTTTGAGAAGCCTCTTCTGTTAATTTATAGTTTTTGAGTATATATAGAATAGTTCTACATTCTACTTGTGTTATCTTGCGGCCATCAAATATT